ATTTGTTCGGGTTAGAGCAGCACCACACCAGGCACGTTAATAAAAATTGTTCGGTTTGCGGGCACCATTGGGCCTGGCATAGCGCCGATGGCGGAAAGACTTGGCAGTGCGGCGAACACAAAATAGATTAATTATTCGATACGGCGTGCCGGATGTCGTGCCGCCTGGATTCAAACCCGAACAATTTATCAGGTGCCTGGGGCATCACGGAGCAAATGGATATGGAATGTACGTTAAAGAAGCGAAAGAAGATAGAGCCTCCGAAGAAAAGAAAACGAACATTTCTAAGCTATCGAGAGAGAAAGCGCATTGAGCGTGTTGTAGCGGAAGCTAAAGAAGAAAGCGCAAGATTCGCGGCTTTCATGAGAGAGCAAGATATATAAAAAAATTTTTATCCCGTCACCTCAATTAAATCATATTCGATGGTACTGTTAGGAATGTGAGACAGACATGACGAAAGGATATCTCAGATGAAAAAGAAAAAGAAAAGAAGAAGACGATAAAGAAAAGGGCGGTTTTATGACCGCCCTTTTTTATAATCTTCTTGAACCTTCCCCTGACCAGGCAAGTATGATGTCCCGTATGTCCCGTATTTGGAGCGGTAACGCTGTTCAACCTCTTGACCATATTCCCACTCGTCAAACTCTGGGTCGAGAATCAAAATATTTTTCCATGCCTCTTGTTCAGCCCAATGCATAGCAACCCCCATCAATACCGCGTGGGGAACAATTCAACCCAACGGTTCTTCTGCTTGTCACCCCATCCATAGCTGTCCATAGCCCGTTCCATAATGCGCTCGGCTGTCTCTGTCCATACTAAAGCATTTTGCCGCGCCCATACCCATGCCCATAATTCTTTTGTCAGCAAAGAACGGTTTTGAAACTTGCCAACGATGTGACCAATTTCATGCAGGGCCGAAACATAGTAGCCTGTATTTTTGGTCGGGCGGATGCAAATCCGGCGTTGAGCAGGACGCGCCCAATAACGCGGCACTGCATCACCTAAGGACTGATACTCAACACTAATATTGTGGTAGGCGCATAACTGCTGAATGTGCAGGGCCATGTCGATACGTTTTACTGTCATTTTTCATTCCCTTCAGAAAAAGATTTCGTTTATGCTTGACAATCTAACTATCATTTACTACACTGTCAATATCGAAATTGCAAAAAGATGAAAGGAATTGCAGTTATGAGACGAATGATTACACCTATTTATAAGGACTATGATACGCGGTTGTATCTGGCCTATGGTTCAAACCTCAATAAGAAACAGATGTCATACCGCTGTCCTACAGCCAAGCCTGTGGGTGCTGCCTTAATCTATGGCTGGGAACTGTGTTTCCGTGGTGTCGCTGACATTGTGAAATCAAAAGACCCCAACATGGTTCTGCCTGTGGGCATCTGGGAAATCGAGCCAGGAGATGAGTACGAACTCGATATCTATGAGGGCTATCGTGAGGACGGTAAAGGCCTTTATGACAAGATTAATGTATGCGGGATTATGACTTATCAGATGACGCGGCGCGATATTGCCAAGCCTAGTAAAACATACTTCAACATTATCCGCGAGGGATATCAGGACTTTGGACTTGATACAAACTACCTGTATGACGCGGCTGGCTGGGCTGAGTATGAGCAGAATGAGCGCGATAATGTGTTCGGATTGGAGACTGTGTGATGACGGCCTTTGATGAAATCTTAGCGGAGCGGGGCATGAAAACCCCGTATCCGCGTGTCGAGCCTGTGTATTCAGATATCGATGCTGATATCCGTAAAGCGCGGGATGAGATTATCGATATTGAATGGTCAGATGGCAAAGATTGGAAGCTGTTGCACAACAAGAGATTGTGGTTGCAATATCTGATGGGTGAGAAGAAACGAGGCTTGACGCGGCGTGTAGTCGGTCTGCAAGCTGTAAAGGAGATTACGAACAATGGGAAGTGATGGAAAAACAAACCCTGGCCGAGCGGCGCGAGAAGCAAGGGCAGAGCGAGAAGAGCATAGTCGCGTTTACTGCAATATGTTCAATGCCCTTGAAGAATGGAAAAAATTTCACGGGTGGACGGATGAGCAAATGGATAGCTGGTGCGCCACTACGTTAAAGGACTATTGGACCATGAGGACCAAGCGTCAGGCACTGGAAAAGGCCGAATACGAAAGTCGCGTTTATCTTGATTGCCCATATGAGCAAAAGAATAAATGCAAGAAGCTTGGCGGCAAATGGGATGCAAAGAAATACAAATGGTACGTTCCAGCCGGAAAAGATGTTGAACCTTTTAAGGAATGGATTAATGAGAAGTAAGTTTAATGAAGAAAAAAACCCACCACTTAGCAAGCGGGAGAAGTAAAATGATTTATCGCGGTGTATCTTGGTCTATGGTAGTATTTGGGCTATTCCTGTTTTGGTCGGCCCTAGAAATTGTTCGGTTTCAGCAAACGGCGGGAGAGATTATCGCCATGCTTTTTCTCGGAATGATGGGCGCGGTCATGGGTGTAATGGGCCTGTTCGGGCTGTGGGAATGTTGGCAAAAAAGGGGATGATTTACTTGCAGACTTGCACTTGTAATTTTGCAAGTAAATTTGTGCAAGTAAAATTGTTCGTGTTTTCAGATAGTTATGGATTTACTTGCACAACTTGCAAATTAAACCAAAGTCTGTGCAAGTTAACGTAAGTCATTGAAAACACTTGTACTTACACAACTTGCACAACTTGCATATATATATATATGTGGGTACTCGTGCAAGTACCCCATATATATGAAGCAAATAGGAGAGGCGAATGCCAGAAGTCGGAGAGACTTTAACTAAGGAACAAACATCTGTCGGGCTTGAGAGGCTGAAGCCTCAACAGCAGAAATTTCTGGACCTGTATTTTAATGGGGATAAGACGCAAACTGCGGCGGCTCGGGAAGCTGGGTACAAAAACCCTACTGTAGCGGCTGTAAGACTGCTCAGAAACCCCATCGTGCAGGAGCGGCTAGAGGAGATGCGTCTTGAGGCGCGGACGAAGTACGGCGTCACTGTAGACAAATCTGTTCGGGATTTAAAAAAGATGCGAGACGAAGCTTGGGAACTCGGTAAATTCGGGGAAGCTATTCGGGCTGAAGAACTGCGTTTGAAGGCAACTGGACTACTTGTGAATAAAAGTCATGTCATGCACGAGGACGTAACGCAAATGAATAGGGAGCAAGTCCTTGAGAAGCTTGCTGAATTTCAGCGTATGGCAGAGCGTAGGATGAAGAACGTCACGCCCGCGTCAGAAGATGTGGTCGAGATAGTAGAAGATAGCGAATAAACCCATAATCGGGCATATAACACCGTGGGGCGGGGGAGGCGCCCGCCTCTGGCTTGAGAATCGGGCCTTATGTCGGGCTCGGGCCTGGCGCTGCGGTAAATTGTTCGGAATCGGGCCCGTTCCTGGTCATCGGGGTCGGGCTTTTGTTCGGGCTCTGCCTGGCGCCCGCTGCGAAACCGTACAATTGTTCTGCCGCGCCTGAACCCAGGCAGCCTGGCAGGCAGCTCCAATCCGTACAATTGTTCGAGCTGCACGGCGCTGCTCCAGGGAGTTGGCTCGTGACTCAGCCCGCTGCGGGTGTCAAATGTTTGACGCCAGAGAGTGCATTTTTTTCTTGATTGCCTGAAAAAGATTGCTTATATTATAAGAGTGAGACGACAACAAAACCAAACGAGGATAAGATGGACTACAAAAGAGCAGAGATTGAAGAGTATTTTGACGAGTGGCTGAACGAGACTATGAAGTACCACGGCTACGAGTGGGTGAAAGACAATCTGGACGACTTGCATCACGAGTGCTTTAATACTGACTACTATATTATTGGCACGGAACGCGCTATCAACTGGATGGGCAGCTATTCTTGGGACATCATGAATTTTGTCCGCAGCTACGAGGTGGACAATTTTGGAGAGCTGCACACAGACCTGACCAACCCTGAAAAGCTCGTCAATATGTATGTCTACATCATCGGCGAGGAGATTGTGGCTGACTATGTTAATGAGCAGGAGGCCGCGTGATGCGACTCTACCTAGTGACTCTGCGGATTGGTGACAAGAGTAAACCAGGGCGCAGCTATTATGTGACGGCGAGCAGCGGGGAATCTGCTCGTCAAATTGTTCTGGATTTTGAACCCGCGTATAACCCGGCATGGGGAATCGATGTTCGGGCAGCGGATTAACTGAGTCGGTGGCCCGCCGTCATCGGGCAGTTTCCTCCCAACTAAGGCAGCCTTCGGGCTGCCTCTTTTTTTGAGTCAGCTCCAGGCACGCCTGTTCGTCAAACCCGAACAATTGTTCTGGCACGGCAGCTCCAGCTCGCTGCTAGAGTAGTGTCAAATTACTGACGCCAGAAACTGTTTTTTTCTCTTGTTGTGGTGAAAAAGATTGCCTATTATATATGTATAACAACTGAGGAGACTAAGATGTGGAAGAAAACATCAGATATTAAGACAGTAACGCGGGATGAGTTATTTGCCGCGCTAGACAAGAATTCGGACGTTCTGCCTGATTGGCACGAGGTAGACTGTGACGAAGGATATGTGACAATCAACTTTTACATTGATGTGGAGGATGAAGACGATGAGTAAGTTAGGATACGAGTATACTCTTATCGACACAGGAACACTGGACACGGCAATCGCCGTGTCTGGGAGTGATGTTACCTACTGGTACTCACAGGAGCACAGAAATTCTTTCGATACTTTCGAGGAGTTCTGGGATTGGGTTGTGAAAGATATTGATGACGATATCGCGGAGAATGGTTTAGAAGAAGATTTGGAGGATTTGTAAAATGGTTGTTGGTGGATATTCAATGGACGATGCTGGAGTACACGGCATCACAGTAAAGCAGTACGAGAGCGGTTGGTCGTTCTTTCTTGACGGGGATGACGCGGAGATTTTCCGTTGCGAATGGAAAGTATGGCAGCTGCGGACAGGAGAGAGCTTTGAAGACTTCTTGTACGCGCATGACTACAACACGCTGCTAAACTAAAATCCCGGCGGGCTGCCTGCGTGCAGCTCGCCATTTTCCGGGCCTGAACCGAACAATTGTTCGGGCAGCATCGGGAATCGCCTGGGTTAAGAGTGTCGGGCATCGGGCTTTTTTATATGGAATAGTATCATATGATACCGGTCCCCTCCCCGGTATAGGTATAAGAAAAAATTTTGGACCGGCGCCCGGCGCGATTTATCCCGGTTAATTCCCGGTTAAAAACCGTACAATTGTTCTATTTTATGCTTTATTTATGCAATAGATTGCATTATACTGTTTATAAGGGGCGTTTATCCCCACAACGTGAAACGAAAAAAGGAAACTAAAACAATGACTTGGAATCAAATGTACACACTAGCAACCGTTGGCACCGAACATGAATATTATTTTTCGTCTTCAGCTTGCCAATCAATAGACCATTGCCGCCGCGTATTGTCTGAGCATGGCTTTGATTATCTGGAAGTGAAAGGTGACGGCACCTATGAGGTTGACGTTGAAATAGTATTTCCGCCGCTTCCGCTGGTGCCAGAAGTCCGCGCTGAATATAGCCGCTTTATGGAAGTATGCGTATCGCTTGGCTTAAAGTACCGTGAACGGTGTGGCTTGCATGTTCATATTGGCAAGCGGCGTCTGAAGCCAGCGACCGATATTGCCGCTTATATTGAGCATGCAAAAGACCGCTTCCGCAACGGCGTGCGGTTGCCGGATGCAAGCTGGTTCTGTGAAGACGGTATGCATTTTGAATTGATTAAAGATGTATTCCGCCGCTATTCACTGGCTCAGGAAGATATCAACGCAATATTGCCACCAGCGCGGCGTCAGTCACGCGGCATGGTCAAAGAAATAAGCCGCTTCACCGCAACACCAGAGGCGCGGCAACGTCTGGACAATTGTACTGACATTGATGAATTGCAACAGCTTGTCGCCCGTGAGGCTGGCCCCGTTAAATATTGGGCCATTAATCTTGGCTTAAATGGCACCGTTGAATTCCGCCAGCATCCCGCCAGCACCTCAAGCCATAAGGTGTGGGCATGGTGCCAGTTTGTTGTTGACCTGTTTGAATACTCAGACAATTACCGCTTGTCATATAATCTTGCCGCCGCGCAAGAGATAGAACAAACGGTGACAACACCAGAGGCACCATATCGCCGCAACAGCAACATGGACCTAATCTGGCGCGCTTGCCGTATTGAAGGCGGCGCACCAGTACGTCAATTGATTAATCTAACAGGCTTGGATGCTGATACTATCCGGCCCCGTATATCAGAGATGCGCTCACAGCATGGTCATGATGCAATTCTGACTCATACGCAACAGGCCTATAATCACCGCTATGGTGAGAGTAACGGGCGGTATGACTTGGGCGGCTATGAGGTCCAGCGCGAATATACGCGCACCATTACCACACAAGGCAACGGTGACGGCGTTGGCTTGTTGCCAGTAGAAGAACGCGCCAACATAAATATATGGGGCGACCTATCGCATGAGGTTGTGGAATTCTATGAACGGGCCGCCAGACGCCGTGACGGTGTGGTTGCCGAAAGCTGGTCCCGATAGGGGCCAGCAACACCGAAAGGGGCGCGGTTGCGCCCCTTTTTTTGCGCGCGGCAAGGTACCCTAGCCCCAAAGTCAAAAATTGTATCGGTCAAATTATTGACGGGCATCCCCCCATTTAGGGGCTTGACAGTCAAAAAATTGACGCGCCAAGTTTTACACTAACATTCGCGCCTTTTTTGAACTTTATTATTGACTACATGAAAACCATTTCCTATACTGTCAAAATATTGACACACACAAGGAGGGTAGCAATGGCTACATTTAAGATTACGGCCTACGAGGGGCACACCTGGGAGGCCAACAGTACCGAAGAGTTTTTAGAGGGTCTCAAGGACTATACATATTACCCGAGTGATGACCAAAGATGCTTGCTACGCGGTATTGCATCTGGTTTTTGTGATTGGTCAGGTAAGTCCATCCGCTTTTCAAGCGTGGCGCACTTTATTGAAGACAGTGTGAAGCACGGCTGCATGGAGGTTACTGATGCCGGAGCGCAATAAGGACTCATATTCTTCATGGGGGCCAGAGGAGCTTCGTGCCGAGAGAAGGGACATGGGCATGACGAAGCGCGACTTGGCAAAGCTTCTTGGCGTTTCTGAGCGTCAGTACGCATATTATGAGAGCGGTCATACGAAGATAGACAAGCCGCTTGAGTATGCAGTGCGCTGGTTATCGCATGACAGAAACGAGGAGTTGAAGGCGGAGATTGATGCTATCGCAGGGGTTATGGAGGCAACGCCGAAGCCTCAAGGTACCCTGACGGCTTTTCAAAAAGAGCGGATAAGTCGCCTCTTGAACGCGATACATAACTACCCCACCTCTAATTTGGACGAAAAGGGCCAAAAAATTTTATCACAATGCGTTAATGAAATTTCCACATTAACCACAGCATTAGGAGAGTAACATGGTTAACAAATTAAAATGGGCTGATTTTGAAAAGGCTTATCTTGGGACAATTCAAAATGTAGATGGTTCAGCGTCATTTGCATTTGATTCCGACCTTTGCACCCAAATCACCAAAGAAGTGGCGTTTCAGAATAACGACAAGTTGATTCAGATTTCTGATTTACAAAAATACGCTGACCATTTTGACGATTTTTACGCCAATAACCCAACCATAAATGGGTATGGTGTAACAATCATTGAGCGTGACACGCCTTCATTTCTTGCAGCGGTTGCCTGATAGGCTAATTTAGCATATGATTAGCCTGTCAAATTCACGAAAGGCAGGCAATCATGATGAATAAACCACCGATGGGCGCACAGCCCGCTCCAAGCGGTCCACCATCCCTTAATTTCCAGAGCGACCCTAACATGCGTTCTCAGTTCAAGGGG